CGGCGGAAATTTCCTTCTGGCCGTGAATGGTGAAGACAAGCTCAGAGGATTCAACGGTACCGCATGGTGGGCGGATGGCGATGGTACGCACGACATTACCGGGATTGATACGGCAACCTGTTCGAATATCGCGTTGCATAAAAACCGTGTCTGGCTGATCGAAAACAACTCGCTGAACGTCTGGTACTTGCCCACATCCGCAATTGCAGGCGCCGCTGCTTCGTTCTCATTTCAAGGTATCGCCCGTAAGGGTGGCTACATCATGGCGATGGGGTCGTGGACGATGGACGCGGGCTACGGCATGGACGATATGGCCGTGTTCGTCACAAGCAATGGCGAAGCGATCGTTTATAACGGCACCGATCCGGCCAATGCGGCGAAATGGTCGCTGGTCGGCGTTTGGAACATCGGCTCTCCGATTGGTCGCAGATGTCTAGTCAAATATCAAGCTGATCTAATTCTGATTTGCCAGGATGGATTACTGCCTTTCTCGACCGGTCTGCAGTCAGACCGACTCGACCAGCGCGCACTGATCACGGACAAGATCCAATCCGCGACAGGCGACGCAATCGTGTCTTACGGCTCAAGTTTTGGCTGGCAGGTTATCCCGTTCCCGAAGCAGGATTTATTGATTTTGAATGTCCCTGTTTCTGTTGGATCGCAAGAGCAATACGTGATGAACTCGATTACCAAGGCATGGTGCAACTTTACCGGATGGGATGCCAACTGTTTCGAGGTCTATCAGGACGAGCTCTATTTCGGCGGGAATGGTGTTCTGTGCAAAGCATGGGACGGATCGACCGACAACGGGACGAACATTGATTGCAACGTCAAACAGGCGTTTAACTTCTTCGGCAATACGAATCAAAAACGCATCACGATGATCCGCCCAACAATATTAACGGACGGATCTCCGACTGTTTTCGTGTCCGTCAACATGGATTTCGCGGACAGCACGCCGTTATCCGCGCTGTCATTTTCCGCCTCCGCTTTTGGGGTTTGGGATTCTGGCGTATGGGATACCGCGATATGGGGCGACGGTGTTCGACCTTCTCGCAGGTGGCAGAGTTCGAATGGAGTTGGCAACTGTGCGGCGATTCGACTTAAGACAGCCGCGCAAGGGATCAAGGTTCAATGGGTCAGCACGGATCTCGTGATGGAACAAGGCGGAATTCTCTAAGGATAGAACATGGCAGACAACTTTTCTACTCGCGCCGGATTGTTCGGCATCACTACGCCGACCAGCGTTCCGACCGGGCCGGATGCGCAAGGTTATCAAGGGAGTTATCGCGCATTACAGCAAGGGATTGATAACTCGATTCCTGGCAATCCTGGTTATGCGGATTATGCCGGCCTTGGAGGGACCGCATCCGTTGCGGAAGTGGCGAAATATTCGCCGGTGAACATGGGTGGCGGGTTGGGGGCGAATGGCGCGATTCAGAATCCGGGTTATGGCATGGTGCCGCAGGTGCAGCGAAGCCAGCCGCAACCAAGCGGCGCGGTACAGCAGAGTAATAATCTCCCTGGCAATTACGGTTCGGGCGGAATCATGACTAACGGGGCTGGCGGCATTAACGGCGGGGTGGCGCAACAAGCATTATACGGAAACGATCAGCGTACGCCAGCAGCCGGAGTCGGCGGCGGGACGGCATCAACCGGAAATGTCGCGCAAACATCCGGAAATGCGCAGATGGGCGGGGTCGGAATGCCGGGTTATAGCCTCACTGGTGGGCAGCAACAAACAGGGGGAGTTGATCAGAATCCATACATGCAGAACCAACCAGTGCAGCAAGGGAATTTTCCTGGAAATTATGGCCCCGGTGGCATCATGACGAACGGCGCTGGCGGGATTAATGGGGGTCAGTCGCCATATAATTCAAACTCCGGCGTAGCGGTGCAAAATGGCCGTACTGGCGATGATGGCTCATCGAATCGAAGCGCCGGCGAAGTTATCAGTCGTGATTACAACATGACCGGCGGCGACAATCAATATAACGCAGACAATCCGCAAAGCAGATCGACAGCCGGAGCAAGCCGCACGGGCGGGCCATCTCAAAACCTATTCGGACTCGGTGCGCGTGGAACCGGCTATGGAGGTCAGCAGCAATTCCAAGGCATGTACCAACAAGCGCCGAACGGGATCAATGCGCCAGCGAATCTCGCGAACGGCGCGCCGGATTTCTTCAATCTGGCAAATCAACAATCTGGCTATAACCGGCAAAACGCGTTATTCCAGAATCAAATGAACAATCCGAACTATTACGGGCCGGGCGGCAGTCAGACGCGCACGCAAAATCCGGATGGATCGTGGTCGGTCAATCAAAACCTGAATCCTACCCTGCAACGAGGTTACGAACAGCAGAACGAACTCAAAACGCAATTGCTCGGCAATGCGCAACAGATCGCAAATCAAGGCGCGCTGAATTACAACGAACTCGGGTCGCGGCCACAATACAACACGGACGGCGTGCGGGACATTCCGAAGTCGGACGCGCTGAATCTGGCGATTACGCGAAATTCGGTCTATGACCAGCAAAAGCAATATCTCGATCCTGAGTTCAATCAAGCGCAAGGCGACCTTGAAAACAAGTTAGCCAATCAAGGCATCACGCCGGGGTCGGAAGCCTTTAACCGCGAAATGGATAACTTTGCGCGTACTCGGCAACGGGCTTATGGCGATGCTAGGAATAGCGCGATTCAAGCGGGCGGCGCAGAGCAATCAAGATTGTTTGGACTTGGCCTGCAAGCGCACACGACCGGCACAAACGATGCAATGGCGCGATTCAATACCGGCATGATGAACAGACAGCAAGGCGTGTCCGAAATCAACACGATGCGCAATGCACCGATCAACGAATTGAACGCATTGAACGGGCTAACGAATACGGTGCAATTGCCGAATTATCCGGGTCAGACTGGCACGAACATTCCAGGCGTGGACTTCATGAATGCCGGGAATTTGCAGAATAACGCGAATCTGGGCATATCGAACGCGAATGCGGCGCGCAGTCAGAACAACATGAATGCGCTGTATGGATTGGGCAGCGCATTTATGCAATCCAGTGCGGGGCAGAATATCTTGAACAGCATGTTTGGCGGCGATTCAAATGCATATGGGAACTGGCTTGCTAGTAATTCAAGCCTTTTGAACCAAGGCATGACGCCGGAAGATATTCTGGGGATGATGTAACATGGCCTATTCAATCGTCCCAGATCCATTTACCGGACTGCCTTCTAGAGTGGAAGGCACGCCAAGTTATACTGATCTCGAATCCATCGCGGATTTGAGTTTTCAAAAGGCGGCTGAATACGGCGACAGCGGCATCCGTGATGGCGCCGGCATGTTTGAAGTGCCTGGCGTTGGCAGCGTTCAGGCACATCTAGCCGAACAAAACGAAGATGGTTCTTATGTCGGCGGGTCGAAATATTACTTCACAGCTTCGCCGTTGAAAGGCGATCCAGGATACACCGGCGATCAGAATCAGGGCGGCTCTGGCTATATGCTTATGCCGGGCGAAGATGGAAAGATCGCCATCAATCCAGAAAGCCGGTACGAGCGCAAAACCAACATCATGAACATGCTGCCGGCGATCGGCGCTGCGCTTGTCACTGGCGGCATGGCTAGTTCAGCAATGGGCGCTGGTGGAGTGTTCGGCGGTGCTGGCGCTGGCTCTACTGGCGCTGCCGGCGGTGCGGCTGGCGCAAGTGCGATTCCGACTGCTGCCGAATTAACCGCGGCGGGTATGTCTCCTGGCGGCATGGGATTAACCGGCGCAGGCGGGATTGGCTCTGCTTCGTCTGTGGCTGGCGGCTCATCATGCCTGTGTTGAATCGGGACATGGCATCGTTTTGTCCGGTCGTATGCGCTTGCAGGCCAAGCCCGAACAAGCGTGACTGTTCCGCCCCGCCCGCTTGAATCGCGCTGTTCCGCGCATCGCCATAAGCGCGTTGCCGAGTGCGCGCAAAGTTATCCATTTCGCGGTTAAAGGCTTCGGACCCGCGCGTGATGCCTTGATTCGCTAGTTTGTTCTCAAGGTCGCCTTGCGCCTGATTGAACTCAGGATCAAGGTATTGCTTTTGCTGGTCATAAACCGAATTTCGGGTAATCGCCAGATTCAGCGCATCTGATTTAGGAATTTCCCGGACCCCGTCTGCGTTGAACTGCGGCATACTGCCCAGGTTATCGTAATTGAGCGCGCCCTGCCCGGCTACCTGTTGGGCATTGGACAGCAATTGCGTCTTGAGTTGATTTTGTTGCTCATACCCTTGCTGTAATGTCGGGTTCAGCGATTGATTGACCGACCATGAACCGTCCGGGTTTTGCGTGCGCGTCTGACTGCCAGCCGGATTGTAATAGTTCGGATTGTTCATCTGATTCTGGAATAACGCGTTTTGCCGGTTGTAGCCAGATTGTTGATTTGCCAGATTGAAGAAATCCGGCGCGCCGTTTGCTAGGTTCGCGGGCGCGTTGATGCCGCTAGGGGCTTGCTGGTACATGCCCTGGAATTGCTGCTGATTGCCTGCCCCGCGCGCACCGAGTCCGAACAGGTTTTGCGAAGGACCACCGGCACGTCGCGGCCCGCTGCTTTGCCTGAACGATGGATTGTCGGCTTGGTATTGGTTATCGCCGCCAACCGTCGCGTTCGGCCCGTATGCGCCAGCACCCATTACAGCAGAACCACCCATAATCCCGCCAGCGCCATTCGTCATGACTCCACCGGGACCGTAATTGCCAGAGAAATTCCCTTGTTGAACTGGATTATCGGCGTTGTATTGATTGTCGCCGCCGCGCAAAGATGGATTGAGCGCAGCAAAATCGCCAGTTCCGCCAGCCTGCATTTGAGATGTTACGCCGGTTTGTCCGGACAATGCGCCACCAGCTTGCCGAACTGGATTCCAGTCTTGATTGGAGTTGTCCACGCCGGTCTGCTGCCCGCCCATGAACCCACCCGCTTGCTGGCTAGTCGTTGGAATTCCATTATTAGCCGAAGATGGAAGTTGCCCAACCGAGCCAGACGCTTGTTGATTTTGCGCCATGTATGGATTCGGATCGACGCCGCCCGTCTGCGGCCCGTTTAAATAGTTCGATGTGGATTGCGCTGACCTTGGCGCTCCGGTGCCTTGCTGAATCGGTTGAGCAGATCCATACTGCGTAACAGGGCCAGCACCTTGCGGATTCAAATAATTCAACGTGTTTCGATTGGCTTGAATTGATGCTGGCGTTTCAACTCCTTGCGATAGAGGCTGTTGCTGGCGCCGCTGCACCTGCGGAACCATCCCATAACCGGGATTCTGAATCGCGCCATTCGCACCCAATCCGCCGCCCATGTTCACCGGCGAATATTTCGCCACTTCCGCAACGGATGCGGTCCCTCCAAGGCCGGCATAATCCGCATAGCCGGGATTGCCTGGAATCGAGTTATCAATGCCTTGCTGCAACGCCCGATAACTACCCTGATACCCTTGCGCATCAGGCCCGGTCGGAACGCTGGTCGGCGTAGTGATGCCGAACAGTCCGGCGCGTGCTGAAAAATTGTCTGCCATGTTCTATCCTTAGAGAATTCCGCCTTGTTCCATCACCAAATCAGTGCTGACCCATTGAACTTTGATGCCTTGCGCCGCAGTCTTGACCCGAATTGCCGCGCAGTTTCCTACGCCATTCGCGCTTTGCCATCTGCGGGAAGGGCGAACGCCATCACCCCATATTGCGGTATCCCATACACCAGAATCCCAAACCCCGAAAGATGAAGCGGAAAACGACAACGCGGATAGCGGCGTGCTGTCCGTAAAATCCATATTTACCGAAACATAAACGGTAGGCGTGCCATCCGTCAGTATTGACGGGCGAATCATCGTGATGCGTTTTTGATTGGTATTGCCAAAGAAATTGAACGCCTGTTTCGCGTTGCAATCAATGTTCGTGCCGTTATCCGTAGAACCGTCCCATGCTTTGCACAGAACGCCATTCCCGCCGAAATAGAGCTCGTCCTGATAGACCTCGAAACAGTTGGCATCCCACCCGGTAAAGTTGCACCATGCCTTTGTGATCGAGTTCATCACGTATTGCTCTTGCGATCCAACCGATACGGGGACATTCAAAATCAATAAATCCTGTTTCGGAAACGGGATAACCTGCCAGCCGAAACTTGATCCGTAAGACACGATCGCGTCGCCTGTAGCGGATTGAATCTTGTCCGTGATAAGCGCGCGTTGATCGAGTCGGTCTGACTGCAGCCCGGTTGAAAACGGTAACAGCCCATCCTGGCAAATCAGGATCAAATCCGCCTGATACTTGACCAAGCATCTACGGCCAATCGGAGAGCCGATATTCCAAACTCCAACCAGCGACCATTTCGCCGCATTGGCCGGATCTGTTCCGTTATAAACGATCGCTTCCCCGTTGCTTGTGACGAACACGGCCATGTCATCCATGCCGTAACCCGCGTCCATCGTCCATGAACCCATCGCCATCACATAGCCCCCCTTGCGGGCAACGCCTTGCAATGAGAACGAAGCCGCGGCGCCTGCGATTGAAGATGTCGGGAGATACCAGACGTTGAGCGAGTTGTTTTCAACCAGCCAAACACGGTTTTTATGCAACGCGATATTCGCGCAGGTTGCCGTATCAATCCCGGTAATATCGTGCGTTCCATCGCCATCAGCCCACCACGCCGACCCAGAATATCCGCGCAGTTTGTCGGCGCCATTCACGGCCAGAAGGAAATTTCCGCCC